TGTGTATACTGTATATCCCACAACTAAGGTAGTAACTAAATTTAACAATAAAAGAAAAACAATTAATTTGCTATTCATTGGTCTGTCTCCCTCGTAAAAAGCTTTATATAGAGACTTCTAATTCTCTATCAAATGCACACTGGGCATCGTGTGCCACCTTGCAAGCCTCGTAGGACTTGTCGTTAAGAACCTCATACTCACCATTATACCACATCTTAGTGCTACTACCATCAAATGTCATACAGTTGCAGGCAAATTCTACGTGAACGCCCTCTTCATCAATGTGCGCAACCTGCGCAACAGAAAAATCGTGTCAGTCAAAGGCCTCTTTGCCTTCAAGAGGTTTCTCGGTTCTTTGTAGCCAGTCTCCAATATTAGCCATTTCTTTTCTCCTTATAAAATTACGCTTGAAAACTACTTCCACACCCGCAGCTTTTTACTGCATTAGGATTATCAAATTTGAAGCCACGTTTAGAAATATCAGAATAATAATCCAGTGTAGTGCCTTCTAGATAGAGAGCACTTTTCTTATCTACAATCACATCTACGCCATACTGATGGGATAGCGTCTCTTTTTGTTCGTCATATTCATGGCCTACCGTGAGGCTGTATTCAAAACCAGAGCAACCTCCTCCTTTAACGCCCACCCTTAAATACTTTTCTTCGGCATCTTCAAGATATTTCTTAGCTTCGGCTGCTGCTGTTTCTGTTAGCTGTATTGTCATCTAGATCTCCCTCGTGAGCCGTCAGAGTCTTTTGCTAGAACAAGAACACGTCCGTTCTTTCTGTATACTCCCTTTCTTTTATAATAATAAATCTCCCCAGTTCTGGGGTCTTCATACGCATAGTAAGTCTTGGATTTTACATATTCACAAATAGCTTGTATATATTTATTCATTATAAATAATCTCCTCGCCTTTTATGGGGCGCAGTTGGGGCAGCTACATTCATCTCCGCAAGAACATTCGTCTTCACAGAAACATTCTTCACACTGGCAATCAGCGTTGTCATTGTTAGAGTCAAAGCACCCCACAGTGAAGATGAAGCTGGTAAAAAGAAAAAGTGCTGCTATAAAAGTAAATGTTTTTTTCATAATATTATCCTTGTTAAAATTTTTTGTTATAAGATTATTTTTGCTTCGCCTTCTAGGAGGTATCGTGGACGACCACCATTATCTACTTTTTGGATGTTCTCAGGAATACCAAAATGATCAAACATGGTAGCCGCTACATCAATAGGCCCATAGGGACTGTCTTTTGGCGTATACGATTTATCTGCCGCACCAATCACTCTACCGCTATCATATCTACCGCCAGACATTAGCATGGTAGAAATGGAGGGCCAGTGATCTCGACCTGCATTGGCGTTCAATTTAGTACGACCGAATTCTCCCGTAACGATCAATAGAATCTTTTCATTAAGGCCTCTTTGATGCACGTCTTCAACAAATGCAGCAAGAGCTTTGTCGATAGGGGGCACTCTGCCCTTTAAGGCGTTGGCGATATTGCCATGCATGTCCCACCCACCATAATGAATGGTTACAAACCTACTCCCAAACTCACAAAGCCTTCTAGCAAGAAGGAGTTGCTTCCCAATCGCAGCGTTTCCGTAGGATTCTTTTGTCTTAGCGTCTTCTTTGTCCAGATTAAAAGCGTCTTTTGCCGTTCCAAGAATCACCTCAAAGGCTTGATTGTTAAACTTTGTAACAGAATCAGCAGATGGGCTCCGTATGTTAACTCCTTCGAGAGATTTTAAGAGCTCATTCCTATTTGTGAACCTTTCAATATCTACGCGAGGAGTCAGGTTCTCCTTATTTGATGGATCAAAGGGTTTATAGGCACCACCAAGCCAAGCAGGATCTTCCCCTTCTATTCTTCCCTGCTTAACATAACAGGGAACCCCATTGTCGGGGTGGTTGGCCCCATAGATAGCAGAAACAATTGAGCCATGAGAGGGATACATAGAATTAGAGGTTTGGCTTCTTTCATTGTTACGATGCCCTGTCATTACCCAATGAGTAGCTTGTCTATGAGATGAATCCCCGTGAGTAAAAGAATCTACAATATTGAGATGGGGAGCCTGTTTGATTAGATTTTGCCAATGAGAACCGAAAGCCATTCCGGTAGGTTTGTCTACTAACGCTCCTCCTACAGGCCTATATTCGTCAGGAACACTGTCTTCCTTGGGAGCATGAAATGTTTCGAATTGTGTTGGGCCTCCTCCAAGCCACACCCACACCACAGAGCTATCTTTAAGTTCTTGTGTCTCCTCACCCATAGCAATATCAGAAAGCCCTAGAGAGGACATCCCAGCCCCAATGCTGCCTATCCTTAGAAAGTCACGTCTGTTTGCATAAAAGTCAAGCATCATTGATCTCCTTTTCTTTTATTAGGAGTTAGGATCAGCTATCTCAACGCCAGTATTAAGAGATTCGGCGGCGGCTATCTTGGCTTGTTTAATTTCCCAAGATTGCACATGACCACTCAAAAATTCCCTTACCATTCGATGCGTAAACGAACCTTTAGTCTCTGGATTTTCAATATTTTGCGGAATTGGGTCTCCGTTTTCATCGACGGGAAATATCTCTCCCCCATCTTCCCCTAGAGCTACAATATAGTCTGGATTTTCTACTAACTCTGGACGATGATAATTTCCTGCAACGGCATCGAGAACACGCTGTATATCGGAATCACCTATTTCTAATTCAAAAATTGCCACTTGTGTTCTCCTCTTTTAAGTATTTTCAAATGAGTTCGCAGACGCCTCCGCTACAAGCCCATTCTTGTTCTGGTTCTACATTGTCTTCTTCTTCGATTATCTCTGTATAGTCTACTTTATTATATTCTCTTTTGAGATCAACCCATTCTTTCCAATTATAAACATCTTTCATACAATAGGTTAATTTTTTAACGTCTCCATCCATGTATTTTCTAGAAAATTTCTTGCATCTTGCTATCCAGTCTCGTTTTGATGCCCCTTTTGCCCTCGACCCAAGGCCAAGGAGAGCGTCACAGGCAGCCCATAGGTTGTCTTCCCATAAGTCAAGAGCTACTTCAATAAGACCGCTAACAAACATGGCACCATCTCCATAATATGCTACCTGTTCACTAGGCAAATAGATCGTTGTGAAGGGAGCTTGAGGATAGTCCTTATCCCCACTTACTGGTAAAAGAGATATGCCACAAAAATATCTTTTATTTTTATAGATAAATTTCTCTATATCATCCCATTCATCTGGTTTAACATTAATTGTATTAGAAACATTATGATTCAACCAAGGCTGTGTGCATAAGGCATCCGTTTTTCCAATCATAACCCAGTTCTTCTGTGTATCCTTTACATACCCCAAAAGAGCTAGTGCGTCAATTTGATTTTTGGTTTTAGAGCCCGGAGGAACCTCTATACAAAAAGAAATTACATCATCACTGTCATTTGCAGACCATACTGATTCTTCGCATGCTCTTGGGTTTATTTTTCTGAAATATCCATAAATTGCTTCCATTTTATTAGCCTGTACACGTCGTATATAGCGCTTGGCATGATGAGGATGAATACCAGAGCTAGTACCAAGAATGCAGCTAGAAGTTCCTTCAGGCTTGACACAAGTAGTCCGAGCTGCCTGATTAATTCCGATCTTTTTTGCCAATTCTTTATTGGTTTGTTTAACAATTTGTGCCCCTTTTTTTTGCACATTGGGATTTAGGCATATCTCATGCTGCTCCATAATACCAGTCATGGAAACCCCAAGGAGGGCCTCTCTTCGCAAGATTTTTTCACTTACTTCTCCTAGATAGGGAAGGTCGGTAAAACCAGCTTGAAGGGTTCCTATAATAGCTGCTGCCCGACACGCTTCGTAAAAGTCTTCTTCTGTCTTAACTCTAGCACAGTTGATGGTGCTCAAGTTGCACGCTTGCCATCCGGTTTTTCCCGTCTCCTCGTCCACAGGATACATCCCGATCTCTACACATGGATTGACTATCAATTCGGTAGAATCTGACCACACAAATCCCGGTTCTCCGAACTCTCTTACGGACTCCATTAATCCGTGGAACTGTTCGGGGGTTGTTTCGTCCCTTAAAAGCAGGGCTGAGTTATTGGATCTTCCCCTTTGGGGGTTCTCGTGAAACCAATTACCGGTTTTTGCCTTTGCCATATCTTCGTCGTCAGGGCTAAACAGGCAAATGGTGGCGCTACGACGGACCCCTCCGGATATAACCGCGTCAGCACAGTGCATGACGATGTCGTAGGCTTCAACTGGTTCTAATCTTCTGATAGACTTAGCGCAAAAATCTAAATTTTTTAGAGATTTGTCTAAAACTCTTTTGATATTAGAGAGGGCCTTTTTTAGGGGCGCTGGTCCGGGAGCTTTTCCAGAACTTGAGCTCAACTGAGCTCCTGCGGGTCTTATTTTAGAGAAATCGAAGGTGACGCTTTTCCCTGTGTACTCTGGAAAGAGTTCGTCTTGATCAAAATAACTAGAGATTAACACCCCTGCGGCGTCTGACCATCCCTCTATTGTGTCTGGAATTATAAACTTTTTATTTCCTCTTTTCTCTCTAACGATAGGAGGAAGCTTTTCAATGTGATGTTTTTGGACAGAAAAGCCAGTGCCACACCCACACAGTAACAAATACATACACTCTTGGAAAAATCGGAGCCTGTCACAATAAGAAGAGATGCAGTTATAGATTCTGGCATTGTGCTTGAAGGTAGGCTTCCCTCCAAACTGCAACGCTCTCTGAGACCCAAGAACACGCTTCTTGAACATCATATCGTAGGACCACGCAATGTCTCCATTTACTTCTGGGTATCTTTCATACATCATACCCATAACTCTATCTACAGACTCTCTCCAAGTTTCCCTTCTCTTTTTTTCAGGAATCCAACGAGCGTAGCGACCCACAAAAGTGTAGTTTTGGAGTTCCGAAACCGACATCAGAGAGAGTTTCCTCCCGAAGACGGCTTCCCGCCTTTCTTTCCTTTTTTTCCTTTGCCTTTGCCTTTGCCTTTGCCTTTATTATTCTGGGTATGCTTATTAAAGTAGGCAGACATGTCTTCGGCAGAGTTGGAAGCAAATGTTTTTCGTTTTGAAGTTGGGTTACCAGCCTTGTCTCTTATTACCAAATTTACCTCAAATTTAGGGACATTCTTTTTGCCCTTTCCTATTCCGTCTTTTAACATTACAAAGCTTTCGGCTGCGTTAGGTGGTGAAAGACATCACGGTAGAGCGAGAATGTCAAAGTTGTTTCCATGCATAGTATTATACACCCCCAATGGGTTGGGGGGGTTGTGACTATCCATATTTTTTAATGTTTTTTTCAGAGCAGGTACAGTAAGAATAGTTTTCTTCACCGTCCGGAGTGATGCACTGTTGATATCCTTTTCCATAACATTCTTTGCAAGATTTCTTTGCATACATGCGTGCCACGTCAAGGTAGATAGTTCGTATGAAGTTAACACTAAGTGGCTTTTTGTTTTTCATTAGAACCTAACTTGAAAAAAGAAAAATTGTTGCGGGTTGAGCCGCAATTGGTACATCATCATTCTTTGCGTACAAACATGGCAACCGCAATGGGTAAAATGTCCGTAGACTGGAACTGGATAATAGTATATTACAGATGGGGGATAATAGAACACTTGTGGCTGTAGAGCCTGTTTCTTTCGCTCTTCTATGCGCTCACGCCGGGCCTCTGCCTCTTTCATCGCCCTTTCTGTAATAAGTTTCTGTCGTTCCTCTTTGGGTAAAAGATTATTATCAGCTTCTGCATCGTTTGGAAGAAGAAGTAGGATAATAAAAAACATCACTGGAAGAATGCTTATCGTAGTAATTATATGTTTTATCATGTTTGAATGTCTCTCTTAATTATACCTCATAAAAAAAGGGCAACCGGAGTTGCCCCTTTTAACAATCCGTTTTGAATGAAAGGATGACTTATTTTTTGAGCTTTGCGAGGAGGTCTACCAAATAATTTGGCCACCAGTCCATTCCTACTCCCAAGAAATAAATACCAATGCCAACAGGCAAAATAAACAACAAAGGTCTCTCACGCGCAGCCACCAATGGGTGCGTCAGAGCATAAAATAAATTCCGTATAGGTCTGCCGTTTTCAAAACCCATAAGATCCCTTTCTTTAAAAAATTACTCGGTGAGGCGTAAGCTGTCACCTACGATCCACGCTGCCGCTAACAAGACAACGCTTTCAACTGTTGCGGGGTTTATTGTCCCTGCGCCAAAAAGGGTATCGGCACATATGACTACTACGCCAGCAACGCCAACCCAAAAGCGACGAGATCTAAACATCGCCCTAAATTTATCTAACATATCTAATTCTCCTTTAATTGGTTAATTCTTTCACTTAAGACTTCGATAGTCTGAGTCAAAGATGCCACCTGTATCTTCAGGTCAACGATGGCATCTGTATTGGCTTTAAGAACTATCCTAAGTTGCTCTTCTAACTTATCTGAATTCGCATCAATACGATCAAGTCTATTTTTTACATTGTCAATTTCCTTTTCAACTCTATGAGTCCCTTCGTTCACCAAAGTTCTAGCTTCTGCCCGTGTTACGAGATCCTTCCCGTAAGAAAGCCAAAAGCCGCTCATAGCAATTATTATAGCAACACACATGGTTGCTGAGTATTTGAGGAATGGAATAACTTGTGTCTGCTGTTGCTCTCGTGTCATGCGATACCTCCGAAGGAGAGAGCTCTGGCCCCCCGAGGGGGACCTTGCTCTCGATTTGATTACCACACGGATCGTGACGAATACGTACCAGTCTTTGCAATCGGGTTACCATACATATATGCAAGGTGTCCCGGTTCCGCTTGACTTGGATTGGCAGCCTTATCCGTTTGATCTCCTATCAAGCTGCTGGATTGATCGACTCCGCCTATGATATTCCAGCCACCTGCTGTGCTGGTTGAAAGGGCTGGGTCAAATGCACCACTGAAAACGTTCCAGTTACCAGCTACCACTGACACTTTGTAGTCAAGGGTTCTAATTACTGCTCGTTGGTTAATAGAAACAATTCCAGAACTACCGGCTGACCGAATGGCCTGCGTAAGATTGCTAACGCCAGCGATGTCGGTAGTGTACTTGACAACCACTTGGCCGGGCTGGTTGTTAAATGTACTCAGTGTGGAGGGAGCAATAACACCTGTATTATTAACACCCGAAGAAATTAGAACAAGTCGCTCCTCTTCTCCTAGGGAGTTTTGACTCCATAGATTAGAATCCACTCCAGCCAGAGCCCCCGAAGGGCCTTGGCCACGAATGTTACCCTGATCGTTGTCCACTCCACTGGGGAAGCCGTTAACGTACTGGTTGTATTTAAGCGTACCTTCAAGATTAGTAACAAAAGCCATAACATTTACCTCTTTTCTATATAGAGGTTATTTTATATCCTATTAGTCCAAACAATAATTAATCCCATCCTGTATGTTATTTACACCTAAAGGACCTATTCAAGAGATATTTTTCCTAATTTCTTCTAGCGAATCAAAGCCCTCTGTTCCAAAAACACCATCGGCAAACCCATAGAATACAGCATCGCCAGAGGGCATCCACCAATCTTCTCTAGAGTTTAGCTGCTTTTTTATGAAGTTTTTTACTGTATTCTTTTTAGCACCATCAAAATAACTTCCTGTTTTTTCACACGACTTAACATAAATTTCATAGCTTCTGTCGAGGATTGTTTTTTCAAACTCATACATAGAAAATACCTGCTTGTAGGTTCCCTCTACCGAACAAGATCCATCATGTATTAGCCAGTCACAGTTGGGCATTGAGACGCGTACCCCCTTGCCGAGGGGTGCTTGAGCTATAATGCTTCCCATTGACGCACAAATGCCATGGCAAATAAATATAAAGCTGCACGGACTTCCCTGAATAGCATCATAAATTGCCATCCCCGCGTGCCACTCTCCCCCTGTAGAATGCTGGTGTATTATTATGGGTTTGTGACTTTGACTCTCAAGGATACGCAAGTTTGTAAGAAATTTTGTTGCGGTGCGATAATCCAACCCCGGATCTTCTTCTTCAAAATGGTTGTGTAAAAATATTTCCCTACTGGATGCTATGATACAATTATCATGCGCCTCTGTTATCGTTGGTTTTTTGGGAGGGGGCATTTTTAGTTACCTTAATATAATCAATCGTCTTTTGTCTTATTTGCGTCATAACTGTCCTATCTTTAAATAGCGTGGCTATTCCTATACGAAAACGATAGGGGGTAAAAACATCAATGGATTCTACGCCATCAACATTAGAGATTATCCGGTAAAACGCCGGGGTTATTTTGAAATTTGTATGACCTACCCAAAACTTAAAGTAGGTGCTTGCGAGAGAGTGCTCTGTAAGAGGCAATATTCCAAATGGAGTAAAAATAGTTTGAATATTTTTAAATTTTTTGAATTCTTCCCCAAGCTCTTCCTCGAAGGATACCCCGTGGTCCTCTTCGGAAAATTCTTCTACAATATTAATGGCATCAGTTTCCATCTCGCGACTGTAAGCATCTACCCATTTTTCCCAATAAACATCATAGCCGCTCGGAATTGGAATGTTTTCACGCATCTTTTTCCCTTCCATGTTGAGAAAAGTAAGCCACTTCATCGGTATCTGGATCAACATCTATCATATAAAGACACCGTTTACACAAATAAATGGTGTGGTTTTTTTTCTTGACTACAATCTCAGGACGCCTATTGCAAATGTTGCCTTTGCCGTCGTCGTAATCACAAAAATCAATTGCCATTTCCATTGCCTTTGAATCTAAATACCGCAGACGGATCAATCAGGGGCTTTTCTTCTTCATGTCTACGCTCTTCTTCCTGATGTCTACGCTCTTCTTCCTGTAATTCTCTCATAGCATTCCAAGCTTTAAGAGTGTTTGTGTAAAACTCCATTTTATTTGGAGAATCACACCACTGCTGTAAACTTTCCGCAAGGAATTGTGTCACATGTCCCTCTCCGATATAGCACATAAGCATTCCCAGAATTTCAGCAGACATTTCAGTGTCTTCGTCTACCTTTAAAATTACATTAAAATCTCCTGTCCGCGAGTCCCAGAAGAAATAAATGCATCCCGAAGTATCTGGGAGGTCGGGCGTTACATCTTGAGAGGAAGGGATGTCCCTTCTTTTAATCAAACTTTTGAAGTATCTAAACAAATCTTTCATACTATATTATACTCCCTTTCACACAAAAAAAGACCGCTTTTAGCGGCCTTGTTGTCTTTCTTTCCGTATCTAATGCCAAGTCAGGTAGACCGTAATTTGGATTGATCAAAAAAGAACCATCTTTTGTGGTGCTCAACATCATCATCTGAATCTACGTGCCTTAGATAGCCAATAAGGCCCTCTAAAGAACCAAATATGTGCTCGTGAGGCAACATAAAAAATAGCCAGTTGGGAGCATGTTTTTTTCCTTGCTGACACCATATGAGCACAGGCTTTTTTTGACTATTAGCAATCGTAATTTCTTCATACGTTCCACAGGCATGTACCTCTGTATCAATACTAGCAATAATAAAATCAGAGATGTCTATGCAGCGGAGATCTAAAGTTCTAATGACTCCATATTTTTTTCTTATTTTATCGAATTGACCAGTTTCTTTGCAGTGGTCGATTGAAACTCGACTCGTATCGTCCTCAATTCCTATTTCTATCGGCTTATTGCAGGGATCTAATACCGTAACGCCTAAGTTTTGAAGAGAGGGGGTAATTGTTTTTCTCCACCCTGTTCCTCCATCAGGAACCCTGTCCATCGCCCCAGCTAAATAAGTCCTCATCCCATTTAGTCGATCACTCATCTTCCGGTACTCCCGAAACCCCCATCATCTCTAGGGCTTTCGTCTAACATTTCTACTTCCCCAATGTTGAATGAAGGGACTTCTTGAAAAATAATTTGGGCTATCCTGTCGTGTCTGTTAATATCAACATTCTCAAAGCTAGAGTTATAAAGGCACACCTTTACGACACCACGATATCCCGAATCTATAACCCCTGCGAAGACATCAATGCCTTTTTTAACCGAGAGACCTGACCTTGGCCAAATCAATCCCACATATCCTTCTGGTATTTCGAGCTTGATTCCTGTATCAACAAGCCTTCGTGTCCAAGTTCCTATCGTACAGTCTTCGTTGGCATATAGATCCCAGCCTGCGTCTGAGGGGTGACCCTTTGAAGGAAGCGGGATGTGTGGGCACACCTTTTGCACCTTAATTAGCATATAATATGTCCCCTAGTTTTTGGGCTGTTGCGTCCCACGAAAATTTTTCGGCAGTCTTAACCCCCTCTTCATTGACAAGTCTTTGTCTGCCATTTTCTTTCCATTTCTGGTACATGTCTTGCATGTGCCTGATAAATTCTTGTTCTGTGCCCTCTAGAGATGCCCATTCAGCAAAGCCATTAAAAAATTGACCGTCAATGGCACGCTCTTTGTTTTTAGGGGTGACTAGCATGCTGTTTTTTTCATTACAAAACTCCGTATGTGCAGAATAATTTGTGGTAATAATGTGTTTTCCAACTGCCATCAATTCCAGAATCTCTAAATTCCATCCTTCTGCACGGCTTGGAAAAATACCGCAATCTGTAGAGTTCATTATGTGCGATAGTTCTAGCTGCGATTGTACACGATCCAAAAGTCTTACTCTTGGATCTTGTTTATAAAGATTTACCCATTGGGAGTGTTGCTCTGGAGAGAGAAAGGGGTTGTTGCACATCATCCAAAGCTCAACATCCGGCTCGCTCTTAAAGGCTTCTCTGAAAAGATATATAAGAAGATCGTGACCTTTCCTTTTTTCCCATTTTCCGCAGTTGAAGAAAATAAATTTGTCTGCTGCTGGTGGATTGTTATTAATGAATATAGATGTATCCACTCCAAGAGGAACAACATGAGTCTTTGAGGAGGGGATCTCCTTCTCCACTATCTCTTGCGCCCATTGTGATGCCACAACAATTTCATCACAAGAAGAAAGGTGATTTTTGCGAGGGGGATCAAATTTATTTACTTCGAAAAACGGAAAGCCAACAAGCTTGCCTCTTCCCACCCTTTCTCCCATGCTATGTTCGTGCCACACTTTCAGGCACGGCGCCGACGAATCAAAGTCCCCTTGTGCTTGGACGAATGGATTAATATCATTGGCTTCCTGCTGAGATGAAAAAACAGGCTGCCCGATGGGAAAAAGAGATATGTTTGACCCTCTCTTTGAGAGAGATTTGCATATGTTAATGGATGCTACACCGTAGCCTAAATTATTAATCGGAGCCAGTATATTAATATTCTTCGTCATAGCTCTCTTCTTCTAGCCACTCCTCAAAAGAAAAAAATGGAAGGGTAGGATTAACAGTTAGTTACCTACAACTTTTCAGGGCAAAATCTGTCCACCGTTTGACGGGCTTCCCTACTTTGTACTTCTTCCTGTAGCCTCAACCCTTTGGCCATACTCTACAGGTTTCGTGCCTTACCGCCTCTTGCTTGCTGCGGTTATTCAGCCACCTTCCTTTATTAAGGGAGCTACCCTTAAAAATAATTAAAACGGAGTGTCGTCCTCAGTCTGCGGAGAAGCCCCTACTGCCACAGGAACGGGAGCAGCTTGTTCTGAACTTCTCTGCGGGTTGGGATTAGAAGGCGTAAGATTAACGCTTTCTGCAACCACGGTAAGCTTATTACGCTTAACTCCTTCGTCTGTTTCCCAGCTATTAAGCTTGAGTCGTCCTTCAACCATAATATGGCGTCCCTTTGTAAGCATGGGACTGAGCGTCTCAGCTTGCTTACCCCAAATGGTAACATCGACAAAGGTAGCGTCTTCTTGACGATCCCCATTCTTTGTCCAAATGCGATTGGAAACCACACTGATGTCTGTGACGGGGGTTCCTGCGGGGGTCTCACGCAATTCACTATTTCTAGTGACCCTGCCGGTGATAATAACTTTGTTTACATCGCTCATTTAAAAGTTCCTTAAAAATTCTTAGATAGATAGCCCACGATAACGGAGGGCCTTTCGAGTGAGACGTCGTGCATAAGTAGCGCCATGCGTTCTAACAAGTTGTCTAAACTCACCGGCACCTTCAGAAAATGCAAGTGCCTTAGTCGTTTGACTAACAGATGCTTTACCAACGGCAAAGTTGTAAAGGGTTCGCTGGCACTTTTTTGTCGCCAGCAACGTTGTCCAATTAGTAGTTTCCGCAGTTTTCATCAGTTTTCCTTTATTAAAAATCCACAAGTAAATAAAAAAGCCGCTTGACTAAAGGTATTATACCTTGCAAGCGGCGAAAGGGAAGAAAAAAATTTGAAAATTACTCTTTTTTACCATAAAGGCTTTGAATTTCTGCAATATCGCTTGCTTGAGGTATCAAAGCGTCATTAATATAGGGGTACATCAGTGTACCTTTAACTCTGGAATGGCCAAGTCCGAGCAAATGGCCTATCTCGTGGGCTGCAACCGCCTGAAGAATGATTCCATATTCTGAGTCTGGCAACACCCAATTTTCTGCTAAGTCAAACATACTTACAAGTTGGCCATTGTAATCGCGTCGTGGTGGCATCTGTGCCCACGCCAAGACTCCGCCCCTTCTGCCAAAGCTAGATCTGCGACGTCGGCTAACACCAATAATAAGATCGGCATTTTCCCGAGAATCAATTGTCGCAAAAGTAAGAGGAGTTACCTCTGACCAAGACTCAAATGCTAATCGAAACTGGGTGTCCCAAATTTCTGCATCCATATCATTCGTGTCACGACCTGACATAAAATAAGTCAAATGATTTTTGCCCCATTTATCCGGAGCTCGATTAAATTTTTTGTTATAATTTCGAGTAGTTTTAACGCCGCAACGACAGCCTCGGCTTATTATGGCCCCATTAGCAGCTTCTATGGAAAAGCCAAAAGTAGCTCCTAAGCCTCCTAAGCCGTACAATAAAATATTTCTTCTAGATATAGGGTTCACTGTGACACCTTGCCTTTCTGTTTTAAGATATCAGAAGTCCTTGGTGAAAATCTCCTAACGCTCTATTATATACACAAAAAAATACTCTATTGGTAAAATAAAAGCCCCCCAAAAAATGGGAGGCTTTATTGACT